CTGTACAACAGATTGTTACATGTATATAAATACCGCAAAAAAACTGACCTTTCTGACCTTTCGGCTTCAGGAAGCGATAAAACGCTGCTCCAAAATTGACCTTCAGGTCAGTTTTTTGACCTGCCGAGACGATCTCCCCCTGCGCAGCCTCATCCGCACCGCCGTCACCCCCAGCCGCACCCGGCGGCTTTCAACAATTTCGGCTCACGGTAGAGCACTGAAACATGCGCAATTAGTTGGCCATCGCGACATCGCGGTGCGCTTTCAACAATTTCGGCTCACGGTAGAGCACTGAAACTGCGATGCATGCGCTGCATTGCAGTTGCTGCATAAATGTGCTATACTTATAGCAGCAGCGGCGCGTGACTCTGTATTCGACGCTCTGCAATCCGCTTTTCCGCGCCGCTGCATCGTTGCGCCATCGCCCAATCATTCGCATCGTATGCTCCGCATTGCGCCATCGCCCAATCATTCGCCTCGCTCCCCCGCACACTCCATTACGTGTGTCGTCTGGCATGCTACTGCGTCCGCGACGCTTCGCAGCACGCTCGGCTGGCTGACTAATCCGGCCAGTCAGGTCAGCGCGCACTATCTCATTGATCGCGACGGCAACGCATGGCTGCTCGTGCCGGAGGATCGCGCGGCATGGCATGCCGGCATGTCAGCATGGCGCGGGCTGGAGGTTACGACGGGCGGCGTCCCGTCGCTCAATCCGGTTTCGATTGGCATCGAGCTGGTCAATCGCAACGATGGCGCTGATCGGTATCCCGCCGCCCAACTTCGCAGCGCGCTTTATTTGACCGCGTGGATATGCGCGCGGCATCAGATCGACCCGGCCAATGTCATTGGTCATTACGAGTGCGCAGTGCCGGCAGGACGGAAAACTGATCCGCGCGGTCTCGATATGACCGCCATCCGGGCGCAGGTCACGGCGCTGGTACAGGCGCGATGAGCAGCGTTGATCCTGTCCAACATGCCGTGCTCGCCCAGCGCGTGACCCAGATCGAGCAGCAATTGCAGCAGATCACCACGCAGCTGGTCGCCGGCGCGCGGCATTTTGCTGACCTCGACCGCCAATACGCCGAGCTGCGCGCTGACCTTACTGACACGCGCCGCGCCACCACCAGCGCGGCGCTGCAGGCCGCCGACGCCGTGCGCCAGATGAGCCAGCGCGTGGATCGCCTCGCCGATACGCTCAACGCGCTGGAGCGCCGGATGGAGCGAGCGGCGATTGTGATCACGACGACGCTCACCATCATCGGCATCATCTGGCCGCTGGTTGCGCCGGCAGTGCAACAGTGGCTGGTGCGGACGTTCCTGAGCGCGGGAGGCGGGCCATGACCTATCGCGTGCGCGGACGCAGGCCGATTGCCAAGATCAACAGCGTCGCGTTGGCTGGCGCTGCGACGGTCGTCATCGCGTGGGCGTTGCGGCAATGGGCTGGCATTGACATGCCAGCCGAAGTGCAAGCGGCGATGACCACGCTTGTTGCAACGCTCGCTGGCTATCTGACGCCCATTCGACAGGGAGAAATTGTGTCAGACGAACAGGAGCAATGATGATACGCAATCGCGTTATCGATATTCGGTGGGTTACGGCGGCTGATGTGGCGCCGCATCCGCGCAATTGGCGTCGTCATCCTGACCGGCAACATGCCATGCTGCAATCGCTTTTGGAGCGAATTGGCGTGGCCGGAGCAGTCATCGCGTATCACAGCGCTCGCAATCATGGCGCGTTGACGTTGATTGACGGCCATGAGCGCATGTCATTCGATGTCCCGTTTCCGGCGCTGATCCTCGATGTGACCGACGACGAAGCGGACATGCTGCTGGCCACCTACGACCCTATCGGTGACATGGTCGATTACGACCACCAAACGCTCGAACAATTGCTGGCCGATATCGGCCAGCTTGATGCAGCGCTCGCGCCCGTGCTTGACGCCGTCGCCGGCATGCATGGCGTGTTCCCCGACGCCCCGACGCTCCCGCCGATTACCGATATTGCGCCGTTGGTGGATCAGCGCAATATTGAGCGTTCGCCGCTCATTTACCGGTCAATCCATGTGCATTTCCCGTCCGCCGAGGCGGTAGAGGCGTTTGCGCAATTACTGCATTGCACCATTACACCGAAGACGACGTACATCTGGTATCCGGCTGCGCCGACGTTCCGCACGGCATACTTGCGCGCTTCCGACCTGTCGATGGATCACGCCGATGATGACTCCTCCGCTGCGTCAGACCATTGATCCGATTTATGTCATCAGCAAGCGCCGATGGGCGTACCCGTACACCATTCGGGCGCTGCAAGCGATCGGCGCTGCGTTTTATCTTGTTGTTGAGCCGCACGAAGCAGCGCATTACGCTCCGCTGGTGACGCCGCAGCAATTGCTCATCTTGCCGTTTCGCGATCGCGGCACATCCGTCCCTGCTCGCAATTGGGTGTGGGATCATGCCGTAGCTTCCGGCGCAGCGTATCATTGGATTTTGGACGACAACATTACACATTTCACCGTTGTCTGGCGGTCGCAAAAATACTATGCGACTGATCCGGCGATATTCGATGACATTAGCCGATTTGCGCGGCTGTTTCGCAATCTGGCGATAAGCGGGATGCAATATGAGTCTTTTGTGACCCGTTATCACGCTGCGGACGCGATTGGGTTCAACGAGCGGGTGTATTCGTGCATTTTGATCAATCACCAGCTCCCGTTTCGCTGGCGCGGAGTCTACAACGAGGATACCGATCTATCGCTCCGTGCGATGAAGGCCGGCTGGGCGACGGCGCTGTGGTACCGGTATCCCGCGGCCAAATTGACGACCATGCGCATCCCCGGCGGCAACACCGATACGCTGTACGCCGACCGGCTGCGTGGTCGCTACCGGATGGTGCTGAGTTTGCAGCGCCAGCACCCTGACGTTGCGCGGGTAGGGTATCGCTGGGGGAGACCGCAGCACATCGTTGACTATCGCCCGTTACGCAACGTTCCGCTACGCCTCGCGCCGGGCGTAACACCGGACGACGTGGCCGCGTGGTGCCCGACGGCGTACCGGTTTGAGCGGGAGGGATCGTAGCGATGGCTCGCCCGCGCAAACCGCTCCGCCTTACGCCCGATCAGGTGCAGCATCTTGCCAGCATCGGGGTCAGTGACGAGGACATCGCGGTGCTGGCCGGGTGCAGCGAGCGCACGCTGCAAACCCGTTTTCGCGCTCAATTAACAGAGGGCCGAGCGCAAAAACGCATTCGATTGCTCGCTGCGATGACGAAGCGTTTGGAAGCGGGGAGCGACCGCATGTTGATTTGGCTGTCGCAGCAATGGCTCGATATGCGCCCGGCAGCCCCGCGACCGGTTGAGCCGCAGGGCGATGTAACGATACGGATCGTGAACGATGACGACAACGACGACGCATAACCTGACCGTGCGCATACCTCGTCCGCACCCTGCGCAGCGCGAGGTGATAGCCCGCGCCGCGCGCTATACCGTTGTCGCGTGCGGGCGGCGGTGGGGCAAGACCAAGCTGGCCGTCGCGTTGCTCATCAACGCGGCCCTGAAGCGCCGCGCACCGGCGGCGTATTTCGCCCCGTCGTACAAATATCTGTCGGACGTGTGGCGGGAGCTGAAACGCCGCCTCCATCCGGTCATCGTCGCGTCCAGCGCGGCGGAAAAACGGATCGAGTTGCTGGGCGGCGGCGTGATTGAGATGTGGTCGCTCGACAACCCGGATGCCGGTCGCTCGCGCCGCTATGCGCGGGTGGTCATTGACGAAGCTGCGCTGGTGGGGGATCTGGAATATGCGTGGACAGCCTCTATTCGCGCCACGCTCGCCGATCTGCAAGGCGATGCGTGGTTCTTGAGCACGCCGCGTGGCAAGCAGGCGTTCTACGATCTTTTCCTGCGCGCGCAGCATGACCTGCTGTGGGCTGCTGTGCAGCAGCCGACCGGCGCAAACCCACATATCCGCGCCGAGGAGATCGAGGCGATGCGGGCTGACATGCCAGCGCACATCGCGGCGCAGGAGCTAGACGCGCAATTCATCGATGCGACCGGCTCGCTCTTCCGCCATGAACACCTGCGCATTGTGGACGCGGCGCCCGACGGGTTGCGTTGGTCGCGGGGCTACGACCTCGCCGCCTCGACCAAGACTTCCGCAGACTACAGCGCCTCGGTTGCCTGCGCGGTTGGGCCCGATGGCACGGTCTACCTGCGCGACGGCTGGCGCATGCGCGCCGAGTGGCCGGATGTGCGCCGCGTGATGGTGGAGACGATGCGAGCTGAGCGCACAACCCTGCACGTCGTCGAGCAGGCGCTGCACGGATTGGCCGCGACGCAGGAGCTGCTGCGCGATCCGGCGGTCGCCGGCATTGCCATTCGCAGTCAGCCGGTAGACCGCGACAAGTACACGCGCGCGCTGCCGTTGGCGGCCCGTGCTGAGCAAGGCAAGCTGGCATTGGTGCGCGGCGCGTGGACGCAGGAGTGGATCGATGAGGCGTTGCGGTTTCCTGCCGGCGCGCACGATGACTATATCGACGCCGCCACGCTCGCGTATGCTGCCGCAGCGCGACATGCCGGGCCGCTGATGCTGTTTGAGGTGGGATGATGATGATTACACGCCGCCGCCAACCGACGCCCACCGTACTGCTCGCGACCCACCGCGAGCTAAAGCTGCTCGATCTCGCCAGCATCGGCCCGGAGGCGCTGCGCGTGCTCGTGGGCGGCGACGGCCAGCCCGCCGACGTGGAGCAGCTCTACCACAGCGTTGGCCCGCTGTACGCGGCGGTAATGCTGCGCGCACAAGCGCTGGCCGGGCTGCCGTGGCGCTTGCGCACGTTGCGCGGTGCGGTGCGCGCGCTCGATCAGGACGCGCTGGCGGATCTGCTGGTGGCGACGGAGATTGACTATCTCCTGCACGGCGCGGCGTACTGGTTGCGCGACCCGACCGCGCCATTGGGATTACGGCGGCTGCACCCGCGCACCATCAGCATTGAGAGCGATCCACAGCGCGGGCTGATCGCGCTGACGCGCCGGATTGGGGAGCGCGTCACGCGGTTGGAGATGGAGCAGGTCGCGTGGCTGTGGGAGCCGTCAGCGCAGTATGAGATTGGCCCCGGCGCCGCACCGGTTGCGCGGGCGGTGGCGGCGGCGCGAATGGTGTTGGCGCAGGAGCAGTACGTCGCGAGCTATTTCGAGCGCGGTGCGGTCAGGCCGACAGTATGGATGTTCAAATCCCCGCCGCCGGAGCCGGAGTTAACCCGTTTTCGCGGCTGGCTGGAGCGGCTGGTCAGCGGTGTGCGCAATGCGTTTCGGCAGACTGCGCTGTCGCAGGAGGTACAGGCGGTCACCGTCGGCGACAAATTGACCGATGTGGTCGAACCGACCTTGGTGCAGCAGGCCATCGAGCAGATCTTGACCACATTAAGCGTTCCGCACTCGCTCATCCTCAGCAGCGCGGCGAATTATGCAACGGCGCAGCGCGACTGGCAGACGTTTATGCTGGTGACAATTCTGCCGCACGCCCGCCGGTTCGCCAGCCGGCTGACGCAACAGCACTACAGCCGCGAGGGGCTGGTGTTGGAAGTGGTCGAAGAGAGCATCGAGGCGGTGCAGGATGCGGAGTTGGCCAAGGCCGAGGCGTTGCAACGCCTCGTCGCCAGCGGCATTCTGACGATCAGCGAAGCGCGGCAACGGTTAGAGTTGCCGCCGGTCGATGACCCGCAGCGCGAGCTAGCCCGTTTGCGCGAGCGGGCCGAGCTGGAGCTAGCCGCGTTGCGCGAGCAAGTCACGTCGCCGGCGCAAGCCCCCTCGGTCGCGGCAGCAGAAAGCGCAGACACCGAGTTGCGCACATGGTCAGACGCGCGTGCGCTCAAGGCCCCGCAACCGCCCGATTTGAGCGATGTCGAGCGGCTGCTCTATCGGCGGCTGATGGAGGCGTTCGAGCGGTTGCAGACTGAGACCGTGCGGGCTATCGAGCAGGGATCACTGCTTGATGCTGATCGCTGGTCGGCGCTGGTGCAGGCCGCACTGCTCGATGCGGTGCGCGACGCCGCCAACGACGCAGCGCTGGCACAAGCAGCGCTCGTCGGCGTGCTGGCTGATGACGGGCAGCTTTCGGCGCTCGTCTATCAGTGGGCAATGCAGCACACACAGTATCTCGTTGACGAGGTGCTGTGGCCAACGACCCGCGAGCTGATCGAGCAGGTCGTCGCGCAATGGCGGGCGACTCCCAACGCCGATCGCGCCGTGTTGTTGCAGATGTTGACGCTCGTGTTCAGCGGGCGGCGCGCCGAGACCATCGCGATCACGGCGGCAACCGAGGCTGCGACGGCGGGTGCGCGGGCCTACCGCGACCTGCTCAAGCGCGACTACGATCTCGACTATGAGCTCGTCTGGTACACCGCTGCGGATGAGCGGGTCTGCCCAATCTGCGGCGCGCTCCATCAGCGGCGCGAGCGCGATTGGGGCAGCTATCGAGCCGGCCCGCCGGCCCATCCGCGTTGTCGGTGTGGGGTTGGGTTGCGACCCAGAGAGGAGTGACGATGGAGATCGATGCGCGCAGGGCGTTGGAGCGGCTCGCCCGCGAACGACTGGAACGGTGCGTGCGCGGGGCGCTCGATGCCGGCGCAACGGCGGCGTATGACCTGCTCGCTCGCTACCCGCCGTCGGCGCGCGGGCGGCGCAACCCGCCGCGTACGGCGCGCCAGCGCCGGTATCTGCACTGGTTGGCCAAACAGGGCAAAGTCCCGTATCGGCGCACGGGCAACCTGCGACAGAAGCTTGCGATTATCAAGCCCGCGCCGGAGCGCCGCGAGGTGCGCAATACGGCGAGCTACTATCCGTATGTCTGGGGCAGTCGCAGTCAGCCGCAAGCGCGCATTCATGCGGGCGTGTGGCCAACGCGCAATGACGCGATAGCGGCGGCAGACCGCGAGACGGTGCGGGCGCTGACGCGGTTGCTGCGTGAGGAGGGGATGCTATGACACGCGAATTGATGATTGCGCCGGGCGCTGCGCTCAAACGCGATGAGCGCGACCGGCGGCGAATTACGGGGTATCTGGTGGTGTTCGGCGCGCCAGAACAGCCGGATCTGGAGCGCGACTATTTTGACGCTGCGACCGATTTTGGCGCGGCGAAAACCTCACCGATTTGGCTCAACCACACGCTGCCGGTGCAGGCTGCCCGCGCTACGATCAGTATTGATGAGCCAATTGGCGAGGGCGAATTACGGATAGACGAGCAGGGCGTCATCATTGACGCGCTGCTTGATGCGCGTTACGCCTATCTCGCGGAGATTGCCGAGCTGCTTGGCTGGTCAAGCGGCACCGCGGCGCATTTGGTGCGGCGCACGCCGGTTGGCGCGGCGCAGCACATTGATCGCTGGCTGCTGGGGCTAGACGCGAGCCTGACACCTACTCCTGCCGAGCCGCGCACGATGGTGGTGCGACCGGCTAAATCGATCATTTTCCCAAGCCGCTTGCAAGCGGCCACATCACGGATTGTTGTTATTCGTTAGCGAAGGAGCATTGTGATGACTGATCAGACAATTGTGTTTGACACCCGACCCATCATTGACGAGCTTCACGCGCGCTTGAGCGCGCAGATCTCTGACGCGATCAAGGCGCTGGAGGCGAAAGCCAGCGCGGGTTGGGTGACGCCTGCCGGCGAGCCGGCCCGACCGGAGGCCAAATCGTTTGGGGATTTTCTCTTGGCAGTCAAGCGCAACGACGCCCGCCGGCTCGAACAGACGTATGGCAGCACCAAGGCGCTGTCCAGCGAGACGGGCAGCGAGGGCGGCTACCTGATCCCGGCTGAGTTCGGCGGCCAGATTGTGGAGCTGGCCCGCCCGCTCGACGTGTTCGCGCAGCTTGGCGCTGCCGGCCCGCTGGAAGTGCCGATGCGCAGCCGGACGTTGGAGTATTACGTCCCCGATTACAGCAAGACTCCGCCAGCCGGCGCAGACTACAGCGCGGCGGGGATGGTCAGCTATTGGACAAGCGACAATCAGGCGGTCACGGAGACGGAGCCGGCATTTCGGCAGATCGTGCTGACGGCGCACACGCTGGCCGCGTACACGGCGGCGAGCCGAGAGGTGGACGCCGATAGTGCGGCGGCGCTGGAGGGCGTGTTGTCGGCGCTGTTTGCGCGGACGTATGCGGCCCGCAAACTGCACGCCTTTCTGCGCGGGACGGGCGTCGGTCAGCCGCGCGGCGTGCTGAACCATCCGGCGACCATCGGCGTGACGCGCGGCACCGGCGCGGCGATCTATGAAGCAGATGATCTGCTGCACATGCTGGCCCGCCTGCTGCCGTCGAGCCAACAGCGCGCCGTGTGGTTTGCGCATCCGTTCGCGCGGCGTTATCTGGCGACGGTTAAAATCGACGGCGGCGACGCCTATGCGTGGGGGGATGTGCGAACCGGATTGCCCGATACGCTGTTAGGCCGGCCTATTTACTATGTCGATTTCATGCCGCAGCCCGGCGCAGCGGGCGACCTGCTATTGGCCGACTGGACATACTATGTATTCGGCAATCGGCAATCGTTCTCGGTGGCGTACAGCGAGCATGTGCGGTTCCTTCAGCGCCAGCACGTCTGGCTGCTGGAGGCGCGGTTCGACGGCCAGCCAATGCTCAACGCGCCGATCACGCTCGGCGATGGCGTTGGCACGAACACGGTCAGCCCGTTCGTACAACTCAACTAACAGGGAGGGGGATTATGACCTACCAACACGGAGCCGAGCAATTGACGCATCTCGCGCTCATTCCGTCAGCGGATCGCGCGGCAGGGACGTATGACAGCGCGATTGTCGACCTCGCCCACTACCCGCTGGTGCGGTTTCTGATCGCGACCGGCGCGTACGGCGCAAGTGGTGCAACGCTGCAAGCACAGGTCTACGTCAACACGACCAACAGCACCAGTGGCGCGGTGGCGGTGACGGGCAAAACGTTCACGCCGTCCACCTTCAGCGGCTCAGCCGCTGGCGCGAATAGCGCGGGCGACATTTGGTTGCGCGGGAGCGAGGCTGAGGCGGCGTTGGCTGGAGCGCGCTATGCGTTTGTCCGCATCACCATCGCCGGCGGCTCGGTGCAGACCGCCGGCGAAATTGCGGGCGTGGCGGCGCGCTACGTGCCGGAAACGAACGCCGCAACATTGAAGGAACGGATCAGCTAATGCGCATTCTCGCGGTCACGCCTGTCCTCCGCCACATCTCGGCGTGCGCCGCGAGCCGGCGACGGGCCCTAGCCGTTGCCGCGCTCGCGGGGCATGAAATCATCGCGCTGGAGCTGCCACACGTCGGCCCGCAAACCAACGAGACGCTGTGCGCAACCTACAACCGTGCTCGCGACATTGCGCTGGCGCTCGGTGTCGATGCGATGCTGACCATCGAGGACGACATGTTCTTGCCGGATGATGCCGTCTCGTTGCTTGTCGATGTCAATGCTGACATCGCATACGCGCTCTACGTCTGGCGCAGGCCGCCGCATGCGTGGAGCGCATATTGGCATCTGGAGGATGACGGCGGGCTATCGGTCATCATGTGGGATGCCGAGCGGGCTGTCGCGTGGTTGCGCGAGCGGGCCGTCGTATCGATGCGCGGTGTAGGGATGGGCTGCACGCTCATTCGGCGCGCGGTATTGGAGACTATCCCGTTTCGGCTCGATCAGGGCCGGGCCGCGCCGGATTGGTGGCTCGCGCTCGATGCGCGCCGCGCCGGCTACAGCCAAGCGACGCATTTCGGCGTCGTCTGCGGGCACGTGCTCACCGTGCCAGCGCTCACCGCGCTGTGGCCAGACCCGTCTGCTGATGGCATGGTGCGGCGCGAGGGGATTGACGCGCCGCCGGATGACAACGTGCTGGAGGCGCTCTATGCATGACGCAGCGTTGCAATGGGCGCGGCAGGTATGGACGGCGCATCCGCCGCCGCCGCGCGCATATGTGCTGGAGCTGGGCAGTTACGACGTGAACGGCACAGCGCGCGTATTGATGGCGGATCGTCCTGACATCACATGGTGGGGGGTCGATCTCCGGCGCGGGCCGGGCGTGGATGAGATTGGCGATGCGCGCTGGTGGCGTTCGCTGCGTCGCTATGACTATGTCATCTGCATGGAGATGTTGGAGCACACGCCGGAGCCGGAACGGGTGCTTGAGACGATCTATGAGCAACTCGCTCCCGGCGGACGCACCATCATCACCTGCGCCGGCCCGCATCGCGCGCCACATGGGTGCGACGGCGGCCCGGTGCAGCCGGGCGAGCATTACGGTGCCATCGACCCGCGCGCGCTGGAACAGTGGCTGCGCCCCTTCCGGCGCGTCTACGTGCATTACGACGCGCAGTTGGGCGATCTCTATGCAACCGCTATTCGGGAGGCGTAGAAGATGAGCTACGCGACACTGGCCGACCTCAAATCATACCTCGACATCAGCAGCGCATCGGATGACGCGCTCCTCACCGCGTTGCTTCAGCGCGCCACGGCGCTGATCGACCGCCGCACCGGGGTGACGTTTCAGGCCGCGACGGACACCACGCGCACCCTCGCCCCGCAATATGCGCACGAGCGGACACTGTGGCTTCCGCCGCGCTGGATGCTGGCGCAGGCCGCGACCACCATCGTGTCGCCCGCCGGCGTCACCATCCCGGCAAGTGCGGTGTGCTACCATCCGCCCGACGCGCCCTATGTCGCGATCCGGCTCATCGACACCGCCTACTCGTGGCACGACGGCACCGATGACATTAGCATCACCGGACGCTGGGGTTGGTCGGTGACACCGCCCGCCGACATCGTCCACGCGACCATCCGGCTGGCCGCGTGGCTCTACCGGCAACGCAGCGCCAGCAGCGATCTGGATCGGCCAACGGTTGCCGACGGCGGGTTGGTGGTGCTGCCGTTGCGATTACCGCGTGACATTGAGCAGCTCCTTGCGAGCTATACGGTGGTACTATGAGTGTCACGATTACCGACATCCTCAACGCCATCGCCGCGACGAATGTGCCGTATGGCACGATCACGCCGGCGGTGCGATTGGCCAATACGCTGACGGATGAGATCGAGGACGCCGATCTGCCGGCGCGTGTGATTACCGCCATTGGCGGGATCGGTGCCCGCCGGAATGTCACGCTAACGTCGGTCGGCCAGCACATCATCCGCTGGCAGCTCGACGATCTGCTCCTGGTGCGGAGCGTGGGGTTAGGGCGTGGGATGCGGGATGAGGCCGGCGCGCTGGCGACCTACGTGTACACCTATGCGCGGGCGATCAAGCCGCTGCGCGCGCGCACCGGCACGTGGGTCGTGAGCGATTGGAGCGCGGAGATCGGCGTCATCACCTATCCCGCCGGCACGGATCGGGCGTATGAAGGGGTGCGGGTCGTGTTATCAGTCGATCATATCATAACGGAGGATGAGCCATGAGCCATACAGCTGTGCAAACCAACGCGTTTTATCCGGGCACGTTTCGGCTCGAATACTCAACTGACTTGTCGAATTGGGTTGCGGCGAGCAACAACGTGACGCTGGTTGAGGCGGCCGAAATCACGCGCCCGCACGAACAGACGTATACCGGCGGCAGTGCGCAGGTGCCGGTCGTGACCGTGGGTAAGCTCAACGCGGTTGAGCTGACCTTGCGCATGCTGTATCTTGACAACAATGCGACGGCGGCAGATCGCGTGCTGTACGACCGCATTCGCAGCGCCACCCCAACCCTCGCGGTGCGTTGGAAGCCACGCGGCGAGGAAACGAATGTGACGGTCTATGCCACCAGCAACGACGGCGCGACCATCGGGTTGGTGCCAATCGTCGCAGTGACGACGCCGCAGCTCGACCCGAATGAGGCAGCCCCGGCGATGTACGAAATCCGGCTCGTTGCGCCGGCGATTATCCGTTATCTGGCCGGCAGCAGCACCGGCCTTGGCTCATAAGGAGGGGGGGTATGACTGACACTATTCATGACATCGTCATTAACACTGACGCCATCACCATCGCCGACCTGCCGCTGCTCATCCGCGCCTCGCGCGGCGAATTGGACGGCGAGGCGCTGGTGGATCTGTGCGAGCGGGTGACGCCGGGCGCGCGCAAGCTGCCGATCCGGTATCTGCATGTCATTCTGGGCGCGATTAACGCCGCCGTCACGCCGCGCCCAAACTGACAGTGGAGGTGCTGGCAGCGCTGTGGCTCCGCCAGCCGCCTCCGCCGGAATACCTCGAATTGCTGCTCTGCCGTGACGTGTACCACTGCACGCCGGTAGAATTAGCCCGCATTCCGCTTGCGACGATCCTGACGCATCTCGCCTGTCTTGACGCTGAGGCTGAGGTGCGGCAGGCGGAGATGAGGAGCGCCCGCCATGGCCGATGATGTTGTCCTCTCCATTACCGCGCGCGACCTCGCTACCCGCGTGCTCAACGAGGTGCGCGGCGAACTGCGCCAATTTGAGCGCGCCGGCGAGGGCGTGCGTAGCAGCATGGCCGGCATTGGCGATGCGCTGCGCGGCGTGACGATGGGGGTGGGAATGGCGTTTGGCGCAGCGGCGGTCAGCGCAGTCGCCGCGTTTGGCGACGCGCTCCGCCAGAGCGTCAATGTCGCCGGTGACTTTGAGGCCGGCTTACTTCGGTTTCGCGCCGTCGCCGGCGACAGCCTTGGCGCTGCCGGGCGCTCGCTTGCGGACGTGCAGCAATTAGCGCTCGAACTCGGCGCAACAACCCAATACAGCGCCGCGCAGGCGCTGGACGCGCTGACCGAGCTGGTCAAGGGTGGCGTGTCAGTCGAGGACGCGATGGGCGGCGCAACCGAGGCGACGCTCAATCTCGCCGCTGCGGGTGGGCTGGGGTTGGCCAGCGCCGCCGAGGTTGTTTCCAAACAGCTTGGTGTATGGAGCGCCACTGGCGTGACGGCGGCGCAGGTGGCCGACCTGCTGGCGGGCGCAGCCAACGCCTCAACCGTCGATGTTGAGGAGCTAGCGTTGGGCCTCGCCAACGTCGGCGGCTCAGCGCGCATCGCTGGCGTCTCGTTTGAGGAGACGGTGCAGACGCTGGCCCTTATTGCGCCGGCGTTTCAATCGGCGAGTGACGCTGGCACCAGCCTGAAAACGTTTATCGCCCGCCTCGTGCCGCAAACCAAAGACGCGACGAAGGCGATGATTGAGCTTGGCCTTGCAACCGAGGACGGCAAGAGCAAATTTTTTGACGCGCAGGGCCAATTTATCGGCATGGAGCAGGCCGCAGCGTTGCTCCAAAATGCATTACGAGGTCTGAGCGAAGAGCAAAAAATTACGGCGCTCAACACGATCTTTGGCAGCGATGCCATTCGCGCTGCCGCGATGATCGCTGAGGCGGGGGCGAGCGGGTTCACCGCGATGGGTCAGGCGATGGCGGCCACCGGCGGTGCGGCGGCGGCAGCGGCGCAAATGCAGCAGGGCTACAATTACGCGCTGGAGGAGCTGGCCGGCGCGTGGGAAACGTTGCAGATTGTGCTTGGCAGTATCGCGTTGCCGATGCTCACGGATGCCGCTAACCGCATGCGTGACGGTATTGCGGCAGTGACCGAGTTCGTGCAGGCCGTGCAGGCCGGCGCAGATCCTATCGCCCAGCTTGGCCAACAGCTTGGCTTGACTAGCCAGCAGACCGCGCAGGCGCAAGCGATCATTGAGGGCGCTGCGGCTGGCATTGGCGCTGCGATTGAGACAATGCGCGGGCTGGTGATGGCAGCGCTGGGGGCGGTCGGCGCGTTCTGGCAACAGCATGGCGCCGAGATCAGCGCCACGGCGCAGGGCGCATGGAGCGCTATTATGCAGATAGTGGAGGCGGCGGCGGCTGGGGTGAGCAGTTTCGTGCAGGCACTGGTCAGCGCGGTTGGCGCGTTCTGGCAGCAGCACGGCGCCGAAATCACCGCCGCCGCCCAAACCGCGTGGTCAGACATCCAGCGCATTGTCATCGCCGTCGCTGGCATCCTCCAAACGACGATCAGCGCGGTGCTGAGCGCGATTAGCGCATTTTGGCAGCAGCACGGCCAGCAGATTATTGCCGCCGGGCAAGGTGCGTGGAAGGCGATTGCAGGGATTGTCGAGGGCGCCATCCGGCTGATCAGCGGCACGATTGGCGCAGGGCTGGCCGTGATTCGCGGCATCGTCGAGAGCGTCAACGCGGTGCTACGCGGCGACTGGTCGGCGGCGTGGGAGGCGATCAGAAGCGCGACAAGCGATGCGATTAGTCGCATTTGCAGCGCCATTAGCAGCGGCGGCCCGCTGATTTCGGGCGCGGTCGACGCCATCGGGCAGGGTATTCAGAGCGCGTGGAATAGCGTCGTCGCAAGCGCGGCGGGGATGGGCAGCGCGCTGATCGACGGCATTACCAGTGGCGTGCAGCGCGCTGCCGGTGCGCTCGCGCGCTCAGTCGCTGACGCGGCGTGGCGGGCGCTGGAAGAAGCTAAGCGCGCGCTCGGCATCCAATCGCCCTCGCGGGTTGCGGCTGATCTCATCGGACTGCCGATTGCGCAGGGCATCGCGCAGGGGTTGGGGCGCGGGAGTGGGATTGTGGCCAGTGCCGGTGCATCGCTCGCGCAGGCAGCGGTGCAACCGGCGGCAACGATGGCCAGCGTCACCATCAACGCCGGCATCACCGTTAACGCGGCACCGGGGATGCGCGAGGAGCAGCTTGCCGCCCGCATCCGAAATGAGGTAGACCGGCTGGCGCGGCAGGCAGTTATGATGAGGAGCTAACGATGCAGATTACACACCTTGCGGGGATCAACCTCGCCAGCAACGACTGGCAAATCGTCGCAGATCCGATGCTCGCCGGCACAGCGGGCGACAATTGGCAGCAGACCGAGATCGGATTGCTCAGCGCCTACCCGCGCCCGATCACGTTCACCCTGCTCACGAGTTCGCCGAGCCGCAACACCATCATAACCCGCGTGCGCACACTGCTCAGCACGCTCGATGCGGTGCAGGATTATGAGCGAGCGTCTGCACTCCAGCAGCGTATCCTTCTCACGTCCGCCGACTCGCAATACGCGATCCCATTTCGCGTTGCGCGCATGACAACTAATCCGCTGCAATCAACGGGCAGCACATATCTGCAGACGGTGACGGTGGAGGGGATCGCGCTCTCGCCTCCATTTCGCACATCCGCTCACACGTACACGATTAACAATTTGCTGTCGTATAACATCTACACCGTAACATTCCCGACGGAGACAATCTGGTCGCCGAGCATCGTTGCATCAACAGCAACATTCGGCCCGTTCGGAGGGATCTGGATCGGCGAGTTGAGCCGTGGCGGGCCAGCATCACCGATCACGATGATTAATCCATCGTATACATCGCCATCGGCGCCAATTAATGCGTATGGATCAGCGGCCC